AAACACCCCCCGGTCAAAAAATTTCACCTTTTTTCTTAGGGGGTAGGAAACGCAGGGGTGACGTCGGAGAAAATATTTTTTGACTTTTTATGTGAGGGGGGTGCGGTATGCCAAAGGTAGCCAGAGATACGATTAGAATGCACGTCCGCACCGATCTTCGTGAACAGTTAAAAAAAAATAAAATGACCACAGCATATTGGTATGACTTGGTTGAAGACTACATGAAGTTCTGGGATATCAAGGAAGACTTACTAAAATCAATTAAGCAAAAGGGATCCATGATCAAAATTAAAAATGGTTCTCAAATTTTTTATAAACGAAATGATGCGGTTGTCGAGTTGCCGAAAATCAGTAAAAGAATGACCGACATCTTAGATAAATTAAATATTGTCAGTCAGATTGAGGAGGGTGATGGCGATGACGTATGAAAATGTTTTAAGTTATCAAACGCATCCTTACATCGAAGCATATTTTCAACTGATTGATTCGGGACAATTACCAGTTTGTAAGGAACAGAAATTACTTCAACAGTATTTAAAAAAAGTTTTGGCTCGTGATGACGTTTATCTAAATAAGAAAATGATTGATGAGAGCGTGTCGATGCCGTCGCGCTATTTTCCTTATGAACTTTATCCATGGGAGAAATTTTCAAACTGTTTTATTTTCGGACTGAGATGGAAAGAAGATGACAGCTTAGTATTTGATAGGCATCTCTATCTTCTTGGTAGAGGTGCCGGTAAAAATGGATTCTTCTCATACGATAGTCTTTTCATGATGAGCAAGCTGCATGGGATATTCAATTACAATATCGAAATTGTTGCAACCAGTGAGGATCAAGCTAAAACAAGCTTTGAAGATGTCTACAACATGTTGGAAGATCAGGATAACAAGAAGCGCTTAGGAAGAGCTTTTTACAGATCAAAAGTTCTGATAAAGAACCAATCAACGAAAAGCCGTCTAAAGTACAATACGTCAAATGCACGCACTAAAGACGGAAAACGTCCCGGCTGTGTAGTATTTGATGAAGTTCATGAATATGATAACTATGACACATACAAAGTGTTTACTTCTGCCGGTGGTAAAGTTCCAGATTACCGCGAATTTTATCTGACAACGGATGGATATGTTCGTGGTGGAATGATTGATGATCTTAAAGATGAAGCAGAGCGTGTTTTGAATGAGCAAGATATTGAACATTCGACACTGTTTCCATTTATCTGCAAACTGGATGATCCTAAAGAGGTGGATGATCCTAATCTTTGGGCGAAAGCAAATCCATCACTACCTTATGACAAAAAATTAAAACGAAAAATGGACACAGAGTACCAACTTGGAAAACATAAACCAGAGGTTTGGATTGAATTTATGACCAAACGTATGAATAGTCCGGTTGAAGATACACGTTTTGAAGTGGCAAGTTATGAAGATCGACTGGCAACAAATCAGCATATTCCTCCACAACTAAAAGGAATGGACGCAGTCGGAGGACTAGATTTTGCAGATATTCGTGATTTTTGTTCAGTCGGTGTTCTGCTTAAATACAAGGGTAAAAGATATTGGTTGCAACATACATTTATTCATTATCTAGCCTTGAAACTTCAGGATATCAACAAGGACATTGTACAGTTGGCAGTAGATAAAGGGCTTGCTGAGATTGTTTATGACAAGTCAATCAGTCCGGATCGGATTGTTTCCTGGTTCGTGGATATATCTAAAAAATATTACATTAAAAAAATATGTATGGACATGTTTCGTTCATCAATTATCGGACCAAAACTTGAAGAAGCTGGATTCGAAGTGGAAATTGTTCGTACTGGAAACATCACGCATAGTAAGCTTTCTCCAATTGTTGACGATGCCTTCATAAATCGAACTTTGGTATTTGGCAATGATCCTTTGATGCGTTGGTATTGCGGAAATGTCTATGTTGACTATTTGCCCAACGGAAACAAGGAATATAAGAAAATAGATAAAGAAAAGCGAAAAACCGATGGGTTCTTCGCTTTTTTACATGCACTCAATGCAGACGGAGATCTTGAGGATTATGGAGATATCGATTTGAATGGTCCAGGTATCAAGCCCATTGTCGTGTAGGAGGTGATGAATTTGGGGTTTATCGATTGGGTGAAATCCTGGTTTAATACGACTGATGATCAAGCTGCTTATTTTGTCAGTTTGATGGCAAAAAACGTTTACAAAAAACTAGCAATTGAAGCCTGCGTAGATCTCATTTCTGGCGCGCTTGTCCAATGTGAATTCAAAACGTTTGAGAAAAGTAAAAGCGTCAAAAAGGATAATTATTATCTTTGGAATGTCGCTCCAAACTTAAACCAAAGCGCAGCAGAATTTCGGAAAAAGATGATTCACAAGTTGCTGATTGAAAATGAATGCCTAATAGTTATGGCACGAGATAAGCTGCTTATTGCTGATGGATTCAATGTCAATGAAAATGTTATGAAGGATTCGGTGTACACGGAAGTCACTGTTGACTCTCTGCAATTTACCGGATCTTTTTATGAATCAGATGTGATTCACCTGAAGCTAAACGACAAAAACATCATGCAAGCAGTCAATAGCTTTTATCAGGATTATGGAAAATTGATTGCATCAGCACAAAACATTTATAAACGATCAAATGCAAAGCGTTTTTTGTTCAAAGGTGATTTTTTAAGATCGCAATTGAATAAGGAACAAGCCAAGGTCGATCAGATGATGAATGATCAGTTCAAGCCTTTTCTCGAAGCTGATAACGCGGGCGCAATTTTCAGTCTACAAAAAGGTTATGAACTGGAAGATGTCTCGGGCAATGGTAAAACAGGGCAAAACAAACAAGATAGTCGAGATATTCGAAATCTTGTTGATGATGTGTTCGACTTTATCGGTACATCCTTTCATATACCACGCGGATTGGTAAAAGGGGATGTTGTCAATGTATCCGATCTGACTAATAATTTTCTGATGTTCTGCATTAACCCTTTGGCCGATCTAATTGTTTCAGAACTCAATAAAAAGATCTTTTCAAAAGAGGATTATTTGACAGGATCACATATCACGATTGATACAACAAAAATTCAAGTGACAACGTTGTCCGATCAAGCAACAGCGTTGGACAAACTCTTTGCAATTGGTGCGCTGTCGATTAACGATGTCATCAAAGCAATTGGTGGGGAACCAATCAACGAAGATTGGGCGAATCGTCGATATGTCACTAAAAATTATATTGATGCCAGTCAAAATCAAGTCCTTGAAGGAGGTGATAGTGGATGAAAACAAAACTGATCAAGATTCCACAAAGATTTAAGGTTCAAAATTCTGCTGATGGTGGCAGTAAGGACTTATTTTTATACGGAACAATTGGCGGTTGGTGGTCAGAAATCACCGCATCTAATGTTCTGAGGCAGCTGAGTAGCATCTCAGAAAAAACAGTCAATGTTCATATTCATTCAGGTGGTGGCGATGTCTTTGAATCGATTGCGATTTATAACATCTTCAAGTCATCTGACAAAGTAATCAATATTTATATTGACGGTTTAGCGGCATCCGGGGCAAGTCTTATTGCCATGGCGGGTGACGCTATTTTTATGCCTCGGAACACCATGATGATGATTCATCGCGCTTGGACGTATGCACAAGGGAATGCGAATCAGCTTCTGAAACTTTCGCAAGATCTAGCAAAAATGGATGGGGCTGTTGAGGAAAGTTATAAAGCGCGATTCACCGGAACAGACGAAAATATAACTGAACTACTCGACAACACAACTTGGCTTAAAGCAGATGAATGTGTGGAACTTGGTCTTGCTGATCAAGTCATTGATCCTGTAGAGATTCCTAATGACGATTCAGAGGAAGATGATGACCAGGAAAACGCCAGCAACTCGACTGGGATCGCGGCTGCTTCATCATCTATACCTGGTTTTGCTTCAGTACCGGAAAATTGGGCAAAGGCATTGAACGCATCGAGTATTTATCCAGATGATGCCCCTGCACCGGCATTTAATATTGACGATCAGGTTGGTCTAACAATCCCACCACATATGCCCGGACACACAACAGGAACGGTACGTGAGGCTGTATTGACTTATGCTTACGGCATTGTTTTCAAGGGCATGGAGGATGATGGAATTCATCATTGGTATACCGAATCTGAACTCAAAGCGGCAAGTAGTGGGGAAGGCGAAGAGGATGATCCGGCTGCTAATAAGAACAACGCCCAACAAAATCCTAATGGTGATAATATGCCGAACATGTCTTTCGCCAATAAATTTGCCCAAGCACTGGTTTTAGCAAACCAAAAATTAAACGGAAAAGAGTGACTGTAAATGACTTTAAACCTAGATAACAAAAGACAAGCGAAGACCGAACAGAAAAAACAATTGCTCAATG